ACTTGTACTTACTTCCCTTGGATTCAGATGCGTGATACTCAGAATAACGTCAACGTTTATATTCCACCAACAGGTGAAGTTGTAAGAGCGATGGCATTTACCGATAACGTGAGATTCCCTTGGTTCGCACCTGCTGGTCTGAATCGTGGTGTAACTAACGCCAAGAAGTCAATGTATAAATTGTCTCTGGAAGCACGTGATATTATCTACGCAGGTAGAATCAACCCAATGGCTGATTTCGCTGATGCAGGTACTGCAATTTTTGGTCAGAAGACTCTTCAGGTTAAAGAAAGTGCACTTGATAGAATCAATGTTCGTAGATTACTGCTTCAAATCAAGGTTCTTATTGCTAATGTTGCAATCAGACTTGTATTCGAACAGAACGACCAAGCAACTATTGACCAATTCTTAAATAAAGTAAACCCAATTCTTGATAGCATCAAGAGAGAAAGAGGTCTAACCGACTTCAGGGTTAAAATGGACAATAGTAATAACACTCCCGAAACTCGTGACAGAAACGAGCTATATGGTGAAATATTCTTGAAACCAACACGTGCTGTTGAATTCATCGGTATTACATTCACCATCACACCATCTGGTGCATCATTTGATGACGTAGGTGGCTGATAATAAGGTTTAAGTAAGGAAAAGACTCACGATTAGTGGGTCTTTTTCATTTATGAGTATTTATGTGAAATAATAATAACGATAAATTAGAATATTATGACAAATAGAAGAGGAAGACCCACAAAAAGTGCTCTGGGTCAAACACCAGCACCTAAAGTAGAAGAAGTTGCAAAATTACTAGCACCAGAATTAGAATCTGTTGTTCCTATGGCAGAACCACCAGTGGTTGAAGAACCTGTGGAAGAAAAAGGATTTGTATATGGTGAGGATTATGTTGACAATCCCGATATTGAAAGAGTGTTGGTGGAGAAAGTTTCACCACAAGTATTTGAAGAACCCGTTGAAGAAGTTTCTACTGAAGTTCCTTTACAAGATGAACTCCCAGATGATGAAGACGTTGATGACGGGGATTTTGAGGAAGAAGAAGAAAAGCCACCAAGGACTTTGAAAAGTCTTGGAAAAGCTGAACTAAGGTTATTTCAGAGAACAGGTATTATGCCAAAATAATTTTGTTTGTTTTTATCGGTATGATTTTCAAATACCAGAGTATTTATTATTAAACGCAAAAATAAGCAGAAAATTAACATTCAAATAACATGGCAGCAGAAGAAACAATGATAAGAACGATGCCGTTCGAATACGAACCAAAAAGAGTCAATAGATTCTTTGCCGTATTTGACGACTCATTAGGAATTCAGGTTTGGAAAGTTCAGAAGTTCAAAAGACCTTCGATGAAAATCAATAGTGTCCCAATTATGTACATGAACGAACAAAACTATGTTGCTGGTAGATATACTTGGGATTCGATGTCAGTGACATTCCTAGACCCAATTGGTCCGTCTACTTCACAGCAACTTATGGAGTGGGTTCGTTTACATGCTGAATCTCTTACAGGACGTATGGGATACGCAGCAGGTTATAAAAAAGACATTACACTTAAATCATTAGACCCAACAGGTGTTGAGGTTGAAAAATGGTTCTTGGAGCAATGTCAAATCGTAAGTATTGACTTTGGTGATAACGATTATACAAATGATGAACTGACAAACATTACACTAGAAATTCAACCTTGGAGATGTATCCTTAACCTATAAGATACACACACTACTAAATCTAAAGCCATCCGTTTCGGGTGGCTTTTTTTATTGGAAGGTGCAGCCAGTGGGGGTCACTACGAAATCACACACGATGTATTGAAGAGATGTTTTTGGGAACACGTAGACGTTTATAATTCCATCTTCAACTTTAATTGTAAAATCTGAAATTTCACCATTTTCCTTTGATACTTCCATCTTTTTTTGAACGCATCTAATCTTATTATCTTCTGTCATCTTTGTTGGTTTTTACTAACATTAACCACTAAATTAGGTGTTAATGTTGGGATTTCTATGCAGCTAATTCTGCGATTCTGTTGTTCATCATAATGTTGGTGTAATAACTTCTGTCTTTGGTCTCAATTATTTCATAATTCTCGTTATTATGACTGAACCAAACAATATATGATTTTCCTAGTTTTATACCAGTATTTTTCTCAATAATCATTTTATACATGGCAAGTTGAAGCGAATAAATTTCCAAATCACTGTCTTCCAACATAAATAATTCATCATGAAAATGTCGGGACTTCATTTCCTTATCGAATTTCTTGTTGGTTTTCCAGTCCCAAATTTGGAACTGTTTCATTTTTACGTTATAAAATAGGATATCGAGCATTCCACCAATTAATGACTCTCTATCGTATATTATCATCTCTGTTCGTATCGGAATGAGTTTTCCTTGAATATCGTTATAGAAATTATCAACATGTTTTTTCGTTATCTCGTATTCCGGTAAAACCGGGTCAAATCCGAATTCGTCAAGAATCTGTTGTTTCGGATAGGGGAATATTTTATTTAAAAACAATCTTTCTGCGTAGTCATGGATTGCCGAACCTTTCATTGTGCCCTTTTTGTTTATAAATTCCCAAGCACGCAACACTTCTCTCTGAGTAAGAGTGTATTCATTGGCTTTATAATCTGACCAATAATCTTCGTCAAATTCTTCCTGATATCGATGGATTAATGTAGTAACACTCACCAATTCTTTACCATCCACATAATATTTATGTGGTTCATCATGAAACGTGACTTCGTTAAATGAAGTGAAAAATTTATTGGGAACCTCGATGTTCATTGCAGCAAATATACAAAAATTTTAGTTCGTGACAACGTTTTTCTGTAGAATGGCTTCGAATTGTATTTCTTCGAGTTTTTTAATTATGGCTGCTCTATCTGCTGCTAAACCCGGATATGGATGAATGTGGTTTAGTAATGCAATTCTAATGACCTCTAGGGCTTCAATTAAGACATCTGCACGGGCTAATGGGTGTCCTTCGGCAAATACCCTCACTCTATCCTCTGGAGTCATTCTAGCAGCTTTAAACTTGGGATTACCTTCATGTGTAATCAGGGCAATCTTATCACTTTGAATAATGGTATTACTGTAAAAATCATCATTATTACCTTCAAGTGGCTCATAAACTAATCCTATATGTGCAGGATTCTTTACATTGAGACTTAATATATCACCATCTTCGTGTTTTCCTGCTCTGAGATGCAGTTCATTTACTTTGAGTATGATATCAGCATTAACTTTACCAATAATCGCCACATCTTCTTTTGTTGGAAACACGCCAACAGCATCGGGATATGTTGTAGGTGCTTTCTGGGGTTTAGTTAAACCGAGATTGGTTGTCGAAAGCGCACTGAATCTCGAATCGAATCCGATTTTTTGTGGTTGTGAGATAATTGGACCTAACCAGAAACGACTTCTTTCTGGAAATTTATTGTCTTCAACAAAAATCCTAACCATTTCCCCAGCCTGTGGATATAGATGGAAAAATTTGGGTTGTAAAGGGTAGCAATCCGGTAAATCACTATCTCCTGTTCTGTTATCGAGTTCAGGAATTCTAACTTTAATTATACCACCATCGGTTTCATCAACAATGCTTATAACCTCACCGTAGAAAATGGTTCTGTTTCTTTGAATGTTGGCATGTTCCTTTTTATTAGGATTGCTGGTTTGTATGATTGGCTTATCGTATGGCATTATGTACTTATTTTTTCAATGATTTCCACGTAATTTTTTTCAAGTTCTTCCAACTGTCGTGCCTTTTCGTTAAGATTTATTTCAAGTTCCTCCAATTTATAGGTATCGGCAATAATTTCCTTTTTCAAGGCTTCATGTTTCACACAGATATCATTACTTATTTTAAGTAACTGTGTTGGTGTATATCCACTTAAATTTTCCATTATTGTATTACCCCATAACCTTTTGAAAATGTTATTGTTGACCCGAATACCGAAACGGGTCCAGTTGGTGAAATACCTGCTGCTGTCAACGTGATTCCCGGTGGAATTGCCACAGAAATAAGTGCATCTTGTTGAAGTGCTTTAACAATTTCTTCAATTCTGATTCTTTCCATTATTTCATCGGGACTAATTGCTCCCGAAGGCAGCGCACCAACAGGTAATCCAGCTTCAGATTTTCTCGCAATAATACGTGATGCTATTTTTGTTGGTGACAACCCAGCACGTAGGGGCACACCTATTAACATAAGTGGTGTGGGTACGGGTGGTGGACCACCAACTGATGAGAGGTTCAATATTTTATCGAATCCCCCAATAATTGCATCGATACTATTGAAATCAATCGCTGCCATATTAATTTAGGCTCTTTAGTTTTTTAATACTAATCCATTCCCAACCCAAGAATAATCTTGTACATACTCTTCTAAAACCGTTAGGTTTTGAAGTTGTAGCAAGTTGTGTACCGTCAGTCGCTCCATCTATTAGATAAACGCCAAGGAATTTTTTGTTTAATTTTTGGTCTACTATCATGATTTTTATGTTATTACATTTGTAACTTTCCCTAACGCACCCGTTAGGCTTGTTATAATACCAGTATACTGGTTTATTTTTTCTTTAAGTACTCTTATAATTACTGGTTTCAGTAATTTTATTAAATAAGCAACAGCTAATGCGAAAATGAATTCAGCAATCAGCCTCATTATTTCCTTTGCCATACACTTAATACAGGTTTTGAAGTATTTCATGTCTTCACTTGCCTTATTAATTTTAACCTCACCATTATTTTGTAACGAACTCATCATACCCAATAATACTCGTACTTGTGGTGCAGTTGTCACGGCTTCCAACATTTTAATTGTGAGGGCATTGATGATTTTCTGAAAAAAACCGTCTTTAATTGTTTCCTTATTTTCTTTAGTCGCATCTTCTAATGTCGGGTCACCATTAGTACTTTCATCAATAGTTGCTTCGAATTGGTTAGCAACAAAAAATGGGTCCGTTGAACCTGATACATTTTGAATCATATTATCTAAGTCACCGAACTGAAGTTCTGGTGCTATTAATCCACAACCCAAGTCATATGTCACGATACCAGCAGTTAATTCACGTGCTTTTTTAAGTAACTCATCTAAATCCTCTGGAGGAATCTCAAAACTATCATCATTATTAAGTACTTGTTCAAGTTGTAAACTAACTTCTAGTTCTTCGTGGTTTTGTTCTACGGTTTTATTTTGTTTTTTTGCAAGTGTACCATAAAACGCATCCATTACTTTTGTCGTAATTTCTTTTTTATCAATAAGTACGGCATCATCAATATATTGTGTAAAGAAATCCCCAATTTTTAAAGATTTAGCAGCAGTCGTGGGTCTTATTTGCATTTCATCGGTTGTGCCGTTATATTTTAACGTAAACACACTGAAATTCACGTCACTACCTTCATTTAAAATAGCATTATAAGCACTTTGGTCAAAGTTTGGTGTTACTTTTTCATACAATAAACTGCCTTGGTCAGTAGCGGGGTTAACTTTTAACTTTCCACCAACATCTATGTCTTTTACTGGTAACGTAATACCGTTATCCTTGAAATTGCTTCCGGTTGTAGGCAATAAATTGTCGGCATTTGACTGAATGAATTGTTTTTTCAACACATCCTTTAATTGTGGCTCCACATTATCGATTAGGTCCGTAAACATACCACCAATAGTCTCTTTCAATGCATCGGTTCCAGCAACAGTTTTCATTACGTCAAGTAAAAAGGGCACGATGTCCTTTTTATTGTTGATTGACGGGAATAAATCTGTCTGCAATGGCTTCTTACTTTCTTGAATTAAGGAAGTATAGGAACCAATTGTAGTAAAAACATTTCTTTTGTCGTCAGCTAAACTCATTATTCATTTTCTAATTCTTCATTACTAACACCTGTGCCTCTGGCAACGATATCCAGTAATTCGCTTTGTCTTTCACTTGTCAACTCACCCTTTTCTTGTGCTTCGGTCTTACCAAAAACAGCACCATCTTTCTTATCAAAGACAACCTCTTTTAAATACTTGAGAATCATAATTTTCTGCTCTTGGTTTTTGGCTTCGGCAGCAATCAATTTAATGATTTCACCACCTATTGCCTGAACCTCACCGGGTTCTTTAACTTTGACTTCCCATTTATTATATAATCGGATAATTTTTGCTTTGATATTATGACTTTCATCATATATTTCCTGAAGAAGTTTATTTACACTTTCTTCATCGAATTTTAACTGTTTTCTCTTAGGACGTGGACACATAAGTGTTTAATTTTATTCTTTTTCGGTTATTTACTATTGTCTTAGCATAATTATAGTTTTAGTACATATAAATACGGGTTATTATATTTCTGGATTGTCTTTATACCAGTCATCAAAACTAATATTTTTTCGTTGACGAGCATATTTAAGTTTCCAATCAGCCATCCAACTCCTAATTAAAACAATACAATATGACTTACCAGTTGCCTTCTTACCACTTGGATACACAGTGTCAGGCTTAAACCTACCCACATTCAGTACTAAGTGACTTAATATTGCAAGCCTCACGTCATCATCGACAAAATGAAGGCGATATCGTTCAAGAATAGCGTCAATAAGTTTTCTAAACGGAATAAAAAGATGATTATCAAAAATTTCATTCTTTTCAACGATATCTTCGGTAGTAACATATTCTGCAAGTTTTTCTTCAACTTCTGGTGTCCAATATTCTTTCATAATTATTTTAATTCATGTCCCTCATCCTGATAAACCCCACAAATACATGGTATGTTAAATTTAATGTGTTCAGACTTTCTAACGAAATATAGTGCTAATGCTGGTGAATAGACATCCCGAACCATTCTTACTCCCCGATATTTCATTCGTTCTTCTTGAAATTCATTCTTTTCTTCGTAGTCGGTATGTTCATAATATTCTCGAAAAGCAGCAAATATTTCAGGTGACACTATCATCATTCTGATATCATCCCGGTGTTCATCGATGTATTTATCTAGCTTCTCGATGTTTTCCTTATTCTTAATTAAAAACTTTTCCATTAATCTTCCATGTAATCCATTTTCTCCAGAAAATAAATTTCTTTGAATGGTTTAATACCGATTCGTATTTCTTTGGTGCTCAGACCAGTTTGTTCTTTCAGGTACAATAGAATTTTATTTTTAGCGAATTTATTTGTCACTCTTTTATTATACTTTCCTTCTGGACTGTCTTCCATAAACAAGACCTGCCAGTTCTTCAACACGTTTGCAATCGCATCACCAACAATAATTTCATTCTTTTTAATTATCGGGTCATTATCTATCCGGTCTTCAATTTTTTCAATAACGCTTTGAATTAACATTTCGAGTTTTTGCTGTTCCTCATTTTCCATCTCATATGTGTATTCGATGTTTTCATTGATTTCATCAACGTAATCATCAAAACTCAAATTAATTTTCTTTTCAGTATAACTCTTTTTACTATGGTCTTTATAGAAATTTCTAATAATTGTCTGACAATAACTAAATGCTTTGGAGTTAAAGATTCTATATTTACATCCATCTTCACTTTCAATCATATTAGCCAATTTTTCATAGGCGTTTTCGATATGAATGAACCTATAGGCATCACCCAATTTAGTCCATTTTTCAGTAGGGGGATTCTCACCTTTACGTTCAATTATAAATGGTTTATATTTAACCATATGGTCAATTAAATGAGCAAGTGCGTTGGTTTCGACTTCTTCCATATTATAATTTCCAATATGGATTGGATATCGTCTTAAAATAGACTGTATCATTTTTCGAAAAGGTTCAATCAGGATTTCGTTATAGAGTTTATTTTTTTCTTCCAGCGAATCAGAATGAATATAATCTAAAACTGCCTGTTCTTCCCTTTCAGCGAAATAAAGTGTGGTTGATTTAACTGCCATTATTATATTGTTAACAATACAGTTATTTTACAACAACTTTTTGCATTTTACTTAGGTCGATTGGTCTATCGTTAGTAAAATTTGATTCCTTAGTCGCTGTTTCAAACCAGAATTTTCTCTCATCGACAGACATTGTTTTCCCATAATTATCGAATAAGCTACCTTCACGTGTTGCAAGGTGTTTGTAACCAATTTTTGGAATGCTAAAGATTTTTGATGCATTATTTAATGCTCTGAGCAGAAACTCATACATAAAAGTCAACTTAATATTGACTTTATATCCACCAAGATTCTGGAAATCAGATTTCTTAATAACAGCACCACTTAATTTAAAATCGGTATATTGTTTCAATGCGTTAGCATTTAGATAACCCATTTCTCCGTTCTCGCCAACAAATTGTTGCGCCCAAACCGTTTCATTTGTCAACTTAATTCCTTCATTCGCAGCGTTTACCTCAATCATCATTGTGAGAAACACATCGATTTCTGGATAGACTTTAACATATTCGGTGGCTCTTTTAATATATGTGTCAGAGTATTCATCATCGAATTCAAGTACCGAAAAATAATCGGTAGTTACTGATTTGACACCAAGATTGACTTGCGACTGATAACTCGTATCACCATCATTTTTAATTAAAACGAAGTTCTCGTGAGTGAGACTTTCATGTTTACGAATCATTGAGTCTCGCAACCCAATCATACTTTCGTCAAGTTCTGTTGGATATACAAGAACTATTGGTGTTAATGAATCGGGAACTTCCTGTTCATCAACAACGATAAGTGGTAATTCTTGTTTCTCGACACTCTCAACTGCTCTGGTAACCAATACAGACAACTCGTCATTATATTCGTGTATTGGTATGATTACTGATATATTCATTTTATATTTTTCTTTAAAATTTCTTATTATTTTTACAATACTGGCGGTGGATTAAATACTTCGACAGGTGGCGGTTCGGGAGTAACGGCTTTGGTAAGTAATTCCGTTCTGGCTTTAAGAACAGTTTCATAGATTTCAGTTAATCTAATTTCACTGTCTTTTTGATTGTATTTAACTACAATCTTATCCATGTTTTCATAAAGCTCATCTTTAATTCCATCATCTAGGAACTTAACTAATACTTCACCAGCCAATAATGGAAGGTCGTAGTAATTTTCAGTCCAAACTCCACCACCATCAACAACTTTATCAATCTTGCCGTTTTCATCTCTTTCGACCATGTATTCTGGCATGATATCGGGTTTCAAACAAATAGGAATTGTGCCTGATTTCATACATTCCAGTGGGAAAGTACCAAAAGACGCAATTCTATCAATCCAGATTGCAGCAAAATTCTCTTTCAACCTCTTAGCGAAATCAACACGTCTCATTGGTTGTGGTGGTTTACTTTTTGTTACCATTGGGTCAAAAGTTATCCAGCTATATTGAGGATATTTACTGAAAAACAGTTTTACGAATTTCGAAATCTCGTTAGCATTTCTACCAATAACCGAAATTATTGGTTTTTGTGGTAGAGTAGATTTTTCGAAATAATCTGGAATACCAACATTATAGACCATGATATTATATTTACCCTCACCATGAAAGGTTTCCACCCATGTTTTAAGAGTTTCTGAGGTAGTAATGATGTCATTAACACCAAATGCTGCCCAATCGGTTCCCGGTATCAGTGAGTTCATCATGTAATCAACAGATTGTAATAATCCAACCCTTACACATGGTAGATTTTTTGTCTGCTCCATTACATTTGTGAAAACTTCAGGAATAACCATAACATCTTCGGGACCAACCATTAGTTTTGGGTCTGCCATTGGCATGTGTGGATGGTTAGTAAGTTCTTTTTCAATCCAAGCTGGTACGACATAATCGCCCTTTTCAACCATCATAATAACTTCAAATCCCATATTTTTTGCAACACTTGCATGGAAATATATTTCATATACACTTGCAACAGGACTCATTGATTCCGGTACTGCAAATAGAAATTTTGATTTTTTGGTTGCGATTTTATTGAGAGATACTTTAATTTTCTCAATCTTTTCTAATTCAGCTTGTTCGGCTGACTTCTGTAATTCTTCGCTCATTTTATTTACTTTTATATTTAATTATTTTTTGAAAATCTTTATTTTCGATTAAATCAACAACTTGTAGTGCATCCAGCGTACCTTCTTTTAAATCTACGTTGTATGGTCGTTTTAATTTAATTAATTTTTTACCCCAAGGCGCACCAAGTTTTATGATTTCAGGGTCTGTGGTAATTAGGACATCCACGTGTTTCCACATATCAACTGAATTATCGAGAAATTTATAGTCTCTAAATCTACTTGAAATCTTACTTAGGAAGAAAAGAGTTGGTGGGATACTGAAACGGTTTTCAATAGATATTACTGTAAAATCTACGGTGTCTTCATACTTTTGTAAGAAATTATTTACGTCTAAATCCAATTGGGGATAGAGTTTTGGTGCTGCTCCGTGGATTTCAAACAGATAATCTTCATACATGAATCTATTATAAACTTCTCTTGCTGTTAGTGTTACTTTTTCTGCTGGTTTGAACAACATAAAATCGGCAGGTGCTTCCCCGTTTTCATCAACCTGATAATCTATTGGATTGATTGTGTCTGGCGTTTCTTCGGGTTCACGCATTTCCTTAACTTCTTCTACAGTGTCTTTCCAACTATACTTTTTCCAGAAATCATATATATATGGAACTGCTTCTTCTGGCATATTCTCTTCACCAAATTCTTCAAGATAGAATCTATCAAATGCTGCCCATCTAGCTCTTAGAACCTCATTTATATCTATCCCAACTTTTAATTTACCCATTATTTTCTTCTTTTATTTGCTCCAACTGATTTTGGAGATGTTCTCTTAATTTTTTCATCATCTCAGTATGCTCATTAAGTAATTCAGCATCTGTGATATATTTTGGATTAATACATTCAATCCTCGTATCCGGTGATTGTGTTGGAATCATAATTATCTCACCTTTTATACTGGTTGGTGCGATTCTTTTTGATAGCCTATGTACGAATTCCTCAATATCTTCACTTCGAATACCTTGCACCCCGGCATATACCACAATTAATTTATATTCTTCTTCCATAATAACAATTATTCTTATATATGGTAATACGAGTTTTAATTAAAAATCTTGAATGTCAAAAAATTTTTTTTCGAGTATTTATTAAAAAAGTATAAAAAATTATAAATTCATGGAAAACCAGAATCAAGAACAAGTCCCTGAGAAAAGACCGATTGGAGACGTATTAAATGAATACAAAAAAATACACGGTACTGAAAAAACTCCATTAGCACCTCCATCACCACAACAGGTAATGACTGATGCAGTACCAGCAGCTAGTAGTTTTAATCCTCATGATTATCAAGCAGCAATGTCACAGGAAACCGACCCAGATTTAATGACTTCATATGAAATCATCAAATTACCATCAAAAGGTAAGTTTTATAAAAACGGGCTTAAAGAACTTAGTGTTGAATATATGACATCGAAAGATGAAGATATTCTAACCACACCATCTTTAATTGAAAATGGTACGGTAATCGATGTGTTGTTAAGAAGAAAAATTAAAACTCCCGGTGTTAATGCCAACGATTTATTGGTTGGTGACCGAAGTGCTATTATTTTATTCCTTCGTAGTTCAAGTTATGGTTCTGATTATGCAGTACAAGTACCGGACCCAAGAACAAATATTTTATTTAAAACAAAGGTTGATTTAAATAAATTGAAATATAAGAAAGTCAGTCAAGAACCTGATGAGAATGGGTTTTTCAGTGTTGAATTACCAATGCGTAAGAAAACTGTTAAATTTAAACTACTGACCAGTGGTGAAGAAAACATTTTATTTAAAAAAGCCGAAGCCTTTAAAGATGCTAGTGGTGAAGAATTTAGTGAATACAGTACACTTAAATTAAAATCACATATCGTCAGTATTGGTGAGAAAACCGATAGAACATATATTAGTAAATTCGTTGATGCGATGCCAGCAATGGATGCCTTAACTATTCGTAGAAAAGTTCTGGAAGTAAGTCCTGATGTTGATATGGCTTATGAATTCCAGACCAAAGATGGTTATAAATTTAAAGCTGATTTAAGTATAGGGATAGATTTTTTTTTCCCAAACACTTAGCGGGTGAGTACAAAAAAATGGTCGATGAGGAAATCTACATCCTGACCAAACACGCTAAGTTTCAAGCAGATTATGTAGAAAAATTACCAATATATCGTAGACGACATTTCTTATTTCTCTTAGAAAAAGAGAATGATGAGATTGAGAAAATGCATGAGAAGGCACGAAACAAAAATAACTTTAGACCGGGACAGTAAAAAACTCGGTCTTTTGTATTTATATAAAACACGGAAATAAAAATGGCAACTGGTGACTCAGCAGATAGAATAAAAAATCTTAAACTTTTAAACGATTCAATTCAGAAACAGCTTGATTTGGCTAAATCGACTAATGATGTCGATAGAGAAAGAGCACTTCTTGGTGAAAAGATTAGTAACTACGAAAAAGTCATCACTGATTTAAAAAAAGAACAACTCGACAAAGGTATTGATAATATTGCACAAATCGAGAAACTTCAAGTCGAACAGCAACAACTAGTTAAAACCGAAAAAGACCTTAATAAACAACTTGATGAAGGTATTAAAAGGAGAACGAGACAAGTCAATCTCGCCAAAGAATTAGGTGCTCAATTAAAAATTGGTTGGAAATATCTACAAGAGCAAGATAAGATTATAAAAACTACTAATCTTAATCTCGGTATGAGTGGAAATAAAGCCGTCATGATGCGTGACGCTTTTGAAAAATCTTCGAAATACGTTTTAAGATTAGGTGGAACTATTGGTGACATTCAAGGTGTAATGCAGGGTTATGCTGATGAAACTGGTCGTGCTCGTGTTATGACGGCAGAGATGGTTCAAGACATTACCGATATTGGTAAAGGTACTGGTCTCGGAATTGCTGAAGCAACCAGACTCGGAGCACAATTCGAACTAATGGGGTATAGTGCTAAAGGAATGGTAGATTATGTTCAAGGTGTCGTGGATACTAGCGAAAGAATGGGTGTTAATACTACGAAGGTTCTGAAAAATGTTAACGATAATTTCAAAAAATTAAACACATATACTTTCCAACAAGGTGTTAAGGGTTTTGCTCAAATGGCAATGTATGCCGAAAAATTTAAAATTGATATCGGAGATGCACTGAATGCTGCTGATGTTGCACGTACTCTTGAAGGTGCAATTGACTTATCAGCACAATTACAAGTTATGGGTGGTGAATTTGCTAAAACCGACCCTTTTGAACTCTTATATCTTGGTCGTAATGACCCGGCAAAAATGCAGGAAAAACTTGCTGATATGACTAAAGGTCTTGTGACCTTCAGAAAAAATTCAGAAGGTGTTATGGAAAAATTCATCAGTCCTGCTGACCGTGATAGAATGTTTGCTGTTGAGAAATCATTGAATATGGAAGCGGGTTCGATGGTAGTAATTGCTGAAAGACAGGCTGAAGTACAGAAAATGCGTCAACAAATGAGTGGTCTGGGATTAAGTGCTGAACAAAAAGAAGTTATTGAAGGTGCTGCGCTATGGGACCAGAAAGCAGGAAAATTCCAAGTCCAACTTGGTGAAACCATGTTAAATATAGGTGAATTAACAAAAGACCAAGCCAAGGCATTTAAAACAGAACAACTTTTATTGAAAGACCGTGCAACTGAGGCTATGACATTCGATGAAACATTCAAAGCAACCATCGAAATTCTAAAATCGGCATTACTTCCATTATTAAAAGGAGTTAATTGGATGCTTGATAAATTCATGAAACCAATCGCTAATTTTGCTGCTAAAGGATGGGGTGGTGCTGTTACGGCTGCTGCTGCATTAATGAGTGCTGGACTTTTATGGAAAGGTGTCACCAGTGGATTAGGTAGATTAGGAACAAAATGGATTGCTGAAGGTGGTGGAAAAGGTTTCTTAGGTGGTATGTTAGGTGGAAAGGGTTCTGCTGCTGGAAAGAGTGCTGGTGGTGCTATAATTGGGCGTGGAGCGGATTACACCGGAACTGGTCAAATTCGTAAAGGTGCTGCTGGACTCCATAAAGCAAAAGGAATGAAAAGTCTGGCTACTGGTGGTGCTATTGGTGCTGCTGCTGTCGGTATGGGTGCAGGTGTTGGATTAGCTGCTGTCGGAATATCTAAACTTGCTGATTCAATGAGTAAATTAACACCAGAACAAGCAGAAATTCTAAAAAGTATCGCTATGACATTAGCTGTTACATTTCCACTTGCAGCAATTGGTATTGGTATTGTAGCTGCGGTAGCAGCACCAGCAGCAATTCCACTTTTGGCTTTAGGTGCTGCTTTATTAATGATGGGTGGTGCTATTGGTATTGCTGCTGGTGGAATTGGATTCATGGCAAAAGGATTCGCCACATTATTTGATTCAATAAAAGGTGTTGAAAATATTGGTGAAGTTACTGCGGGTTTAGCGGGAATGATGGCAGTCCTAACAACAGCAACAATTGCCCTCCCTGCTGCAATAGGTCTGGGTTTTGCTATTAGTAAAATCGGAAAACATGCTGATGACCTCGTAAAAGTAGGTGCAGCATTTCAAAATATTCAAACAGTTATGTCCGGTAGTAGAGATGATTTTATTGCGGTTCAAAATGCCGTTGAAAGTATATCGAATATGAATACCAAAGGTGGTGGAATGCTTGCAGACCTTGCAAGACTATTGAGAAAACCACTTCAAGTCGAATTTGCAAAGGGTAATGTTATGCTACATAACGATATTACACTAGATATCGATAAAACAACATTCATGCGTAAAATATATGACCCAGAAATTGCAATCCAAATGCAAGAAAGTCTAAGAATTGGAAAGGGAAGATAATTTTTTTTTATCTGATTTCTGAAAAATACTAGGAATTGTCATTTATTTTTTGTAACTTTGAAAAGTTTTTTCTCAAGTTCACAAACTCTTTATCGCTTCTGCGAATCAATCAACAAAGTCACAAGTTTGGTTCTTAACTTCTGCGAATCTAAGAAAAATCTCGACATTATGGGATAGTTATGTTTATTTCTGACGAAATAAAATAGACTATCTAATATTCTAATTAAATAGAGAAATTCAATAAACTTGCTATTCATAACCCAATAATGTTTTGATATAAAAGAATATTATCACGTTTTTGGGGATTGTCCGTATTTTCCCAAGGTAAAAATAGGTATTTCAAAATTAATCTGCAAGTATTTATTAAAAAAAGTTATTAATGGCTGACGAACCTTCAAGATTATCATCCGGTGACATCTATTATAAAGGTGGGTATATTCCCATTGAAGAATATCGAAGTATGATATCTGCTCGTAATTTATATAATGCTTATAATGAGTATGAAAACACGAGTTTATTTTCAAAAAATAATGAAAGTAATGTTGCCAGTAGTATATCAACGATATTAAACGTTATTCCTCAATACAACCGTCTTAACACCAGTGCAAATATTGTATTCAACACAATTGATGCTTTTGGAAGTGACCAGTCAGCACTTGCAAGAATAGGTTTGGTTATGTTGGGTAAACAAATGGCGTATAATTCGGCAAGTAATTTAGCAACCGAATTTCTCCCAAGTATTGATATATCTCAGGCACTTAAAGGTAATTTGAAAGGTATTTTTAAGAGAAATAAGGATTGGACCGTTACTGTAAAAGATAGTGCCGACAAAACTTTTTTAGAAAAGATTGGTGGATTTGCTAATAAATATCTGGGAATCGAAACATATGATGTATTTGGTGATGCCAATCCGTTTACAAAAAACCCGACACCCGGAGATTATATAAAAAATACTGGTCAAGCACAATTAACACGTTTCTTTCAGGCAGTTAATATGAATCCATATAAACCCATTAACCCGGAACGAAATGATAATTATACTACCGTGTTGCGTGAGCATAGTGAAGAGGTTGGTGTTCCATTATTATCATCAAATAATACTGTAATTGCAAACGGTAGAACATTCTTTAATTTCATGGATTACCGAGAGAGTCCATATTTTAGAAGACCGTTAACTATCAACCCAACAACTGCAATAGCGAATGCAAATGCAAATATGGTGTCGAGTTATCTTGGGAGTGGTGGAACTGTTCAGGAATACGCCCCATATTATCAATATATTAAAGATAATTTTGGTGATGTCGTGAAACCAGATGCTGATAGAACTGAAATCGATAATCAGGTTGGTTTAAAATCAATATTTACTGAAGATAATAGTGATAAGAGGTTGGTTTGGGGTAGAGATGGTCTGGGTACTGAAGCAACAACATATATTAGTAATCTGCGTGGTGATGACGATTCAATGAATGACAATCCTGATAATCAAATATTTAGTGAATTAAATATAAAAACCGGATTATTGGAATATACTAGAAATCTATTAAATGCAAGTGAAGGTAACTTTGTTGACATAACAAGAAAAGTATTTAAAGACGGTGATAATTATGTTGGGTTCAACGGTTCTCCACTTTGGAGAGGAAATAATACCACGTATTCAAGAGCAAGTCTAAACGCTAATAAGACCGGAGTGAGACAACACACGGTTTTAGACCCATATGATAATTTTACTAAGTCAATTAGATTTAAAGGTAATTATGTGTATAAAGGTCCAACGGAATCTGTGGTTAATAAAACAGTTTTACCTAGAATTCACCCAACTATGCAAAATGGTGTACTTGATAACAAGAACCTGATGTTTAGTATCGAAAATCTTGCTATTGGTACAATTAAAAGAGAAACATATGGTGTTATTGATGATGAATATGCAACAGCCATTCCATTAAGTGAAGTTGGTCAGTTTGGTGGACGACAGATGTGGTTCCCACCATATGATATACAAATTAATGAAGTAGCAATAGCTAAATACGAGTCAACTGTTATGGTTGGTAGAAATGAACCAATGTATAACTACATGAATTCAGAAAGAACGGCTGTTCTTGCTTTTACCTTACTTATTGATTATCCTGAACAACTAAGAAATAAATATTTAAGGGGTGAGGATAGAAATAAAGTGATTGCGGACTTCTTCGCATTTGGTGGTGAGGCATTACCTGATGCAGCAAATATTGATATCTGGGAAAAACAAATCCAAGACCTTGAAAATCAAAAACCGGAAATCGAAGGTCCGGTTGACCAAGCAGAACCTGCACCAATAAAAAGAAAACCTGTTACTATTTTCTTCCAAAATGACAGACCAACTGAAAGCGAAGTCGATACGATTATCCAAACCATGTATGATAATCCAAATCATTACGAAATTATTACTGGTTTGGAATCAGCACAGGATGGAAATGGTTTTGGATTAAATGGTAATATATACTTTAGAACAGGTCTTACTGGAACTTCTGTAATTACCGGATTCGGATTAACTGGTATTTCAGACCAATATAATTCTGTAGGTACTATTGACCAAATAGGTTTTAGTACTTTAAATAAGGATTTATTTGATATCTATAGTAATCCCGATAATAGAAAATATTATAAAATTACCATTACTGGTGAGGCATCGAAACTATATTTAAGTGCTAACGAGAAAGCCTATAACGAAGCACTTGGTAACAGACGTGTTCGAGCAGCAGCAAAACTGATTCGAAGCAGATTAACGGCAATGTTTCCCGATTTAAATGTTAGTGACATCGAAATAATAGAAGTGACTAGTACTGGTAGTGCGGGTAATAGTGATGCTGGTGCTTTGTCAGTTAATATGCATGAAAAAAGCGTTAAAGAAGAAAGAAGTGCAACAATAGCGATTGAAAGAAGTACTAAAGGTGTTGAAAATAAAGTACAAGATACAAATCAGAAACAAAAAGATGACCTTGCTGAAATTCAGAGACAAATTCAGGTATTGGAATTAAAAATTAAAACAGCAAAACAACTTAATGTTGTGAATGATAATGTTTTAAATCAAAGAGATAGAGCAATTTTAGAGGGTTTTGAATCAATAAGTGGTGATAAATATTATCCGTTATTTCATAGTCAAACACCCGAAGATTTCCATCGAAGACTGACTTTCTTACAACAATGTACCAGACAGGGTTCTGCGAAGCGTTACGACATGAAAGCGGACCAATATGGAACACTTAGAGCAAGAAACAGTGTTTTCGGAAAACAACCGATTTGTATTTTAAGGGTTGGTGATTTCTTCCACACGAAAGTAGTTATTGAAAACGTTACTATCGACTATAATGATACGACTTGGGATATGAACCCGGAAGGTTTTGGTATGCAACCCATGATTGCCAAGGTAACGTTACAGATGAAGTTAATAGGTGGTCAATCACTTAAGGGACCAATTGATGCACTTCAGAACGCAACTACGTTCAATTATTATGCGAATTCAAATTTCACAGATAAGGGTCTGTATAATAGACCAGCAGAAGAAGCAAGTAAACAAGCTAGTTATATTAAGGGTATTCTAACTAAAAAAAGTGATACATTAACTGCTGCGTATTTACAAACAGAACCATATAAATTAAGAGAAGGAGATAAATAATGCCATATAAAGATTACGATAGATATCAGCCACTAAAAAATGATAATGGTACAATCAATATGATGCCATTTATCAACATAAGTATTAGTGTGAGCGATAAGTATGAGTACTGGAACACGAATTTCAGTAGATTAGATAAATTAAGCATGAAATATTATGGAAATCCTTTTTATGATTTCCTGATTTTATATGCAAATAATATCTATCTTACAGAATTTGATATACCGGATAACGCATTAATTCGAATTCCGTTTCCACTAATCAGAGCCAAGACCGATTACGACTCGGCACTTAAGCTGTTTAAAACTTAAAAATCCTTGTCTTTCCGGTTTTAAATCATTAAGTTTGCAGTTGCATTAAACTGTAGATAATATGAAATTCAATAAATTTGGTGTAATCAAATATCCTGATTATATAAATGTTGTGTCTATTTATATGGGTAAACTCCGTGATTTATATAATGTGGAGTTAAATCTGAAAAACCCCAAATATAAAAGAGGTGATTTAAGTGAATTCGTTAACATCCTTGGAATTAAGGGTGAATTAGCTGTTCAGAATTTCTTGTTTCAAAACGATATTTCTTTTAGATATAGTGAAATCCTTTCAAATAAACCAGTGGGAAGTGCTGATATTTTTATCGGAGAAGACCTGAGAATTGATGTGAAGGCAATTAAAGATGGAGCACCTGATTTATTAGTGAATAAAGACGCTCATGAAAAAAATAAAAACATCACACATTACTGGTTTGTACAACCACTAATGAATCCCAATAATGGTACAGACACAACAACAGCCAATTACTGGATATTTACCAAAGAAGATGTTGATAGTTGGGAAATTAAATCAGTTAAATACACCGATGCATACTATAAGGAAATAAAAACAATTGTTAATGAAAAATAATATTGTCGTAATTTTTTCTTCACATCGTAGCGAGGAAGAGAACCAGAAGTTTATAACACATATCGATAACACAATAGGAGTCCGTCACAAAGTCGTGTGTTACCCCAACTTCAACCAATTTAGTTTACCTGAAATCTATAATGATGCAATACGGAATCACAGTAACAAAGATTGTGTTTTCGTTATGTGTCATAACGATATCCAGATTAAAACCAAGAATTGGGGAAAGATTTTAATTAATAACTTCAATCACACCAATTACGGCATTCTTGGAATTGCTGGAACCACATTTATACCGGAGTCCGGTAGATGGTGGGATGACCGAAGCAAAATGTATGGTATCGTTGAACACACGAATGGTATTAAGGAATGGGCATCAGAGTATTCTAATGTAATTAGGGGCGTACAATCAGTTGTTGCAGTTGATGGTTTATTTATGGCATTCGACCCCGAAAAGATTGCAACCAACGGATTTAATGAGAATTACGGTAAATTTCACTTCTATGACCTGCCGTTCTGTGTTGATAACTATTTAGATGGTTGTGATATTGGTGTATTAACCACAATACGTGTTTTACACCAGTCTGTTGGTGAAACAGACCCGGATTGGGAAGCTAATCGTCAGAAATTCACGGAGGAATACAGTCTTCCAATAAGACACGTCAGCGAAGACAAGTTACGTGTGCTTATTTGTTGTCAGTTTTTTAAGAATTACACTGGTTCTGAGGTCAGTAACTACGAATTATCACGAGAACTGGTGAAACAGGGTTGTGATGTGACGGTCATTTCTTCAATGGTAGGTGAACCATTATTAAGTAAGGCGCAGAAAAGTGGTGTGAAAGTATGTTCCTTCGGCAACTTACCAAATCATAGACTTAACCGAGAAGGACAATTTCAGTTCGTTAAAAATGAAAAAGAGTTTGATATAATCCATGTCAATCACAAACCAATTGGAGAACTTGTATTGCAGCTATATCCTAATACCCCTGCGGTTATGCATGTCAGGAGTGAAGTCATACCGACTTTCGAAGAACCAATTGTTAATCCTGTGATTAAACGTTATATCAGTATCAGAGACAGTATTACTGAATACATAAAGACGTTTGGAGTCAGTGGTGACCAGATTGTGACAATAGATAATCCATTCGACCACACCAGATTCAATACTGAATATAAACCTGTGAAGAATGAAAAGGAAGTCGTGCTATTTGTTGGTACGCTTGATTATTTACGTGAAATGCTTATACGTGACCAGATAATAACGACAAAAGAAAATAATCAGGAACTCTGGATTATTGGTGCTGATAGTGCTGGAATGGCTGCTGATTTTGCCAGTCATGAACATGTTAAATATCTGGGTATTAAATCAAATGTCGAAGAATATATCAAGAAATGTGATTATACGGCAGGTATTTTCAAAGGCAGAACAACAATCGAAGGATTTCTATGTGGAAAACCGGGTTGGATATATGAAGTCGATAAAGAAGGTAAGGTTTTAAATAAAGAATTAACGCAAGTACCTGAAGACGTGGAGAAATATAAATCAGACTTTTCAGCCAAGAAAGTATTTAGTTTATACGAAGAAGTTATTGAGGAAACGTGGTTATGAAAAAAGTAGATAGGTCTATAAAGAAATCAATTAAAAGGTCGGTTGGTATTCGGAATGAATCAACAAAAATGAATGAAAGGAATAAATTAAGAACATCAGGTACACCACCTAAACCAGTAAGAGTTGATTTGGTGAGTCGTAATGATATACGGTTAGGAAAGAATGTTTTAAAAGAATTATCACTAGAATATAATAAAAATGTATGTAATATGGTAGGGGTATTAATTGTTAACTTAAATAATCTACAGTTAACTAAAAACTGTATTGATTCTCTGAAAAAACAAATAAACACTAATTTTAAAATCTATCTGTTTGACCAGAATTCTGATGAGCAGGGTACGGTAAAATATTTGACTCAGTGCGAAAAAACCAATATTTCTGTTATTAGAAATACCACAAACGTACCACTTAATCATCTCTGGAATAATTTTAGAAACGTTACTGATTGCGAATATCTATGTTTTTTAAATAATGATGTGGTGGTAACCAACACATTTATTGATGACACGATTAAAATCTTAGACCGGGAACCGACTGTTGGTGCTGTAATACACATAACAAATAATCCTTATCACCTAAAGGCAAAAAATACTCTCGAATATAAAATATTTAATGAGTTACCATTATATCAAGGATGGGATTTTACAATGAGAAGAACAGTTATGCCAGAAATTCCACCAGTATTACAAATATTTGGTGGTGATGATTACATGTTTGCCAAAATACATACTCAAGGGCATAAAATAGCGATAGCATATAGTTCACCAATAATTCATTATAAAGAAAAAACGAGGGTTAAAATTAAAAACATCCGAGAAATTCAAAAAGTCGATGCAACGAATTTCATTAATTTATTAAGAACCGAAAGACTTTCACAAATAGATTCGACAATGAATCATGGCATTTCACCAAAATTCCCGCAACCAAACATGAGTTTGACACAGAACAAAAATTGTGTATTCACCGCAATTATTGGTGATTATGATGGTTTG